CGGAGGGTTAAGTGACATGATTGCCACCTAAGACTTAAGGAGACGCACGTCGCGTCTCTGGTTCTAACCCAATCCTTCATAGGAGTAAGGTATGCTCACATTAGAGCGGAACCAGGATGGGATTTGGCGTCGCCTTGTCGTGATAGGCATCCCACGTTACATAATCCCTGAGTTTATCAGGCTCTTAGTAAAGTGGGAGAAGTGTTCAGGGATAGGATGGACCATTGATAGACTGAAAGGTCTGAAAGTGGATCTCATCCGTCGCCATGCGGGTCAACACAGTCTAACCTGGATTCGAAAGAATCGTAAGGGTGACATAGCTGGCACACTTGGCTCTCTGTTTAGGTGGGCGGATAAATCTGAAAACAACTTTGGTAGGTCTGTGCAGGCCCTTATGGCCTACACTTACTATATCCATGGATCGTTGACAGATGCACAAAAGGAGAAATTCCTTTCTGCTGTGAACCCCACTCTAAAGGAGACGTTTACGACGAGATTCTTAACTGGATTTTGTCTTACAACGTCCCAAACACTTCGAAAGAGGTCTGTACATGTGACTGCAAGACCTCTAGTGACTTATAGAGGTTGCTCCTCTAAAAGGGCCCCAAGACATTTTGGACGAAGTTCAGTCCCCCAGGATCATCGAATCTTAGATGATCTTCAAGTGTTTAATACACCTGGTGGCCTTTACTTGTTCAACAAGTATCGCCGGCTTTACAAACCGTTGTTACTTGGTTTGGGGTACCGTCAGGAACATCTCTTAAGGTTGACTGAACAAACCAACCCAAAACCTGAGAAGGTTTATGGAGGTGAAGTTCACTTCCTTCAAGAGCCTGGCGGGAAGCTACGTTCTATAGCTTCTCCCTTTCGCATTCATCAGGAGGTTCTTAGACCTTTGGGTCTGCTCCTCTATGATGCTGTTAAGTCACTCCCTTGGGATTGTACCTTCGATCAAACGAAGGCCCTCCCCCACATTCAAGCTCACCTTTCGCATGGTGGTCAGATCCATAGCGTTGATCTGTCGTCGGCGACCGACTATTTCCCTCTCTCCTTGCAGTTGGCGGTTCTCAGAACCATCATCGACAAGAAGGATTGGGACCACATTGATCTTTTTGAGGAGATCAGTCGTGGCACTTGGAAGTCGTCGATCGGTGAAATCGCGTGGACCAAAGGACAACCCTTGGGACTTTTCCCAAGCTTTGCATCCTTTGCCCTGACGCATGGTATTCTCCTAAAACATTGTTGTCCTGGCGGAAGATATTCCGGCCAGTTCTATGTTTTAGGCGATGATGTCGTAATATTAGACGAAAAGGTCTATGAACGCTATCAAATCATGTTAGCTCGAATGGTCTGCCCGTGGTCTACAGATAAGTCACTTTCGTCGAGCAAACTAGCTGAGTTTGCTGGAAAGATTATCACTTCGACGAGGATAATACCTCAGATGAAGTGGAGGGGAATCTCTGATGATTCCTTCCTCGATATCTGTAGATTGCTAGGTAGACAGAGTCGTAGCCTACTCTCTAATAGGCAAAAGAAAGTCTTTGACCAGGTTGCACACCTATGTGAACCTATAGGTCTAAACCATTCACTGCCAGGTGATAACCTGCAGAAGATGGTTATGAGGACTTTAGACTTCTACCAACCAGAGAAGACCGTCTTGGGCTCCATGATGGGCCTAAGAAAGAAATTACACCGACTGGTGTACTCTTCCGATGAATCCTTCAACCAAGAACAGTTGTCGGAAATATCGGCTACCTTCGACGAGAAAGTAAAGTCTGCATTGGCACGAACTATCTTCGCTAGGTGGAGTTCCTCTAACTCCATTTGCTTGGAAGCGTTCGAGTCAATGCCTGAGGCTCTTGGTTTGTCTCCAAGATTACCCTTGAAAGAGGTCACGTCTAACAGAGTGACCACCTTAGAGTGGTATGAGAGACACCTATTACGTTAAGGCGCCCTAACC